CAGGTACTCTTATCTATGTTTCTAACGGTGCGGCAGGTTCAGCAATTCTTGCTTTTTCTGACGGTACTAACTGGAAGCGTTCTGATACTGGCGCAACTATCGCGGCGTCATAATTGGGGGTGACTTATGAGTCGTTTTAAGCCGGCTTCTGCGGAAGAATTGGCCGCTCGCGGTCTAAATCCAGACGGAACACCAATGGTTAAAGAAGCTCCAAAGAAAGCTACTACTAAAAAACCTGCGGCAAAGAAAAAAGGGGACTGATGAATGGCTGGCTCTGATGTAAAAGCCAAGCGAATCACAAGCACGGGATCGGCGGCTGTCGGTCCTGCGCGTATTCGTCAAATACAGGTTTTATCTACAACAGGAACTCCACGTTTGACCGTCACAGATGGCAACGGAGGAGCAACTGTATTAGACCTTGATTTTTTGGCGTCTGATTCGCATTCGGTGAATATCCCTGCGGAGGGGATACGCGTAAGCGATATACATGTTTCGGCGCTTACTGCGATCACTGCCGTAACAATCTTTTATAACTAGGGGGTTGTATGGCTCGCGAAGTTAGTTCAATTTCAAGAGTGGGCACTTCCGAGCCGTTTGAGCTTCAAGTTTCTCGGGGTCACGTTGCATACCACACCTCGTTATTTAAGTACGGCTATAACCCTTTAATTATTAACGTAAACGAAACGATTTGGGATGTTGGCGGTATTTACGCTTACCCTTCATCGGCAGTCGCAATGACGGTAACCTCTGCAAGCGGGGCGACCGACGAGGATGTAAAAATTACCGTAATGGGCCTTGATGCTAATTACGAAGAAGTCAGCGAAGAAGTCACTTTAAACGCGTCTGGAACTGCGACAACAGACGGCTTATTCCTGCGTGTATTCAGAGCGTATGTATCTGGAGATTCTGCGCCTGTTGGTAACGTAAACATTACCAACGATGGAACAACGTATGCGCGAGTAACCGCAGGTGAAAACCAGACGCTGATGGCGGTATATACAGTGCCTGCTGGAAAAACGTTGTACGTTACTCAGGGTACTGCAAGCCACGGCACAGACACCTCTGGCGCATTCATGACCATTCGATTCATGACTCGACCGCTTGGAGGGGTGTTCAGAACGTCTACCAAGATAGACGTCATTGGATCCAAAATTGTATTCCCGTTTAATTATCCGTTAAGGCTTCCGGAAAAAACAGACTTAGAGGTTCGCGCTATTTGTAGCAAAAACCAAAACAACGCTGTTGCGGCGACCTTTGAAGGCGTTTTAATCAATAACGGAGAAGCGTTGTAATGGCCTCTACCAAAGATGTAAAGCGCAGTCCTTCAGGGCGTCTGTCTTACCGCGGCGAAACGTTTTCTGGTTACAACAAACCAAAACGGACTAGCGGCGGTAACAAAAAGTTTGCAGTTTTGGCAAAAAAAGGCTCTGAAGTTAAACTGGTCCGGTTTGGGGATCCAAACATGACGATTAAAAAAGATCAGCCGGATCGTCGTAAAAGTTTTCGGGCTCGTCACAATTGTGATACAGCAAAGGATAAATTTTCAGCACGGTATTGGTCTTGTAAGAAATGGTAAAGAAAGAAGAAACAGTTGTAACTTTGTCATTGGAAGACAAAGAGTTGCAGGCCAAGGATGTTTTGCTACTTTTAGAGCGCCATGAATCGGAATGCAATATTCGATATGAGGCGATAAATGAAAAGTTAGCCAGTCAAAGCGAAACCCTTAAAACGCTGGACATGCGTATGTGGGGTATAGCCGCGTTAATCATAGCTACGTTTTTAGCGGAGAAGCTTGTATGACAAGCCGAGTGAATCTTGGAAATGGCGCGTGTTCAGTTAAACGCGCTAAACCGGTTCGTCGCATGGCTAAAGGCGGAGAAGTAAAGTCTGGGGGTAAAATATGCCCCGCAGGTAAGGCTTGGGCAAAACGCACCTTTGATACCTATCCGAGTGCGTATGCAAACATGGCCGCTTCTAAGTATTGCAAAGACCCTAATTACGCTAAGAAATCTAAGAAGAAAAAGTAATGGGACAGCTAAAAGAGTGGCGAGATCAAAAGTGGGTTAGAATTGACAGCAAAGGAAACATTGTTGGCGAATGTGGGACTTCAAAAAACAAAAATAACCCCGACCGTTGCTTGCCAAAGAAAAAAGCACAAAGCCTGACAAAGTCAGAGCGAGCGGCGACAGCTAGAAAGAAAAAGAAGGCTGGCGCACAAGGTAAACAAGTTGTGGCTAACACGAAGAAAGCCAAAGTAACTCGTAGGAGCAAAGCATGAAAGGTTCAGGATGCGTGAAATGTGGCAAACGTAAGTGTGAGTGCTAAATAATGGCGACCTCCGGTTCAACTGATTTTGAACTCAATGTAGCCGACTACATTGAGGAAGCGTTTGAGCGTTGCGGTCTTGAGGTTCGTACAGGGTATGACCTTAAAACTGCACGGCGTTCGCTTAACCTTATGCTAGCTGAGTGGGCTAATCGTGGTTTGAATCAATGGACGATTGAACAACGTCAATTTACAGTAACGCAGGCGGACTCTGACGTTTCTTTAGGCGCAGACGTTATTGACATTCTGTCTGTCGTAGTTCGTCGTAGCGGTACCGATTATTCTTTGGACCGAGTTAGTCGAGACGAGTTTTTAAACATTCCAAGCAAAACAACGCAAGGTCGTCCTACGCAATTTTTCTTGGATCGTCAGATTACGCCAAACTTAAAAATTTGGCCGGCACCTGAAAACTCAACCGATATTATCATTTACGATGCGTTGACTCGAATTCAAGACGCTGATGCGCCTGTAAACACAATGGAAATACCGTTTCGGTTTTATCCGTGCTTGGCCGCAGGTCTGGCGTACTATATTGCGATGAAACGTGCGCCTCAACGTCTTCAGCTTTTAAAAGCTGTTTACGAAGAAGAATTTGAGCGAGCAATGACAGAAGATCGAGATCGAGCTTCTTTCAACGTTGTTCCTCAATATGAATACTTTAGGACAACGTAATGTCTAAGTTTGCTCAAGGCAAATTTGCATATGCAACGTCAGACCGTTCAGGAGTCCGATATAAGTATAAGGACATGCGGAAAGAATGGAACGGATTGCTAGTTGGACCAGACGAGTATGAAGAAAAACACCCTCAATTAAGCGCACCAAATGTTGGTGCAGATCCTCAAGCTTTGCGTGATCCTAGACCTGATGTAACTGAAGGGTTAAAAGTTTTTGTATATACTGATACAGTTGGTCTTCCGATACCTAGACCACAAATTTCTGGTAGGGTTGGACAGGTAACGGTGAGCACCTCATGAGCTATACATTTTCCCAGTTAAAAACCGCGATTCAAGATTACTGCGAAAACCAAGAAACTACGTTCGTCAATAATCTTCCGAACTTTATTCGTAATGCGGAAGACAATATTTTTCATTCTGTTGATCTTGAGCTGTTTAAAAAGAACGTAGGTGGAGCGTTGACTCAAGGCAATAAGTATTTGGCCCTCCCCAGTGACTTTTTGTCTGTGTTTTCTCTTTCGTATATTACGGAAGGAGACCGTAAATACCTGCTTCAAAAAGACGCTAATTTTGTTGAAGAGTACGCCCCTGACCCATCGGATCAAGCGCCACCGGTTTATTACGGATATTATGACGTAGATAACTTGATTGTTGGTCCAACTCCGGATGCTTCCTACAACGTGGAGCTTCACTATTATTACCGCCCTGTTAGCCTGACAGCAGCCGGGGATGACGGGACCACATGGTTGAGCACAAATGTACCACAAGCTTTGTTGTACGGATCTTTGATTGAAGCGTACATTTTTATGAAAGGTGAGCCTGATGTTGTACAAGCATATCAACAACAGTACGTCCAGGCGTTATCTAGACTGAAGAACTTTGCTGAAGGAATTGAAAATACCGATAAATACCGTTCAGGGTCAGTGATGAGGGCAAGAACATAATGTTTACGTTTAGCTTGGATGTTCCAAGATACGAAAATTTAGTAAAGGTGCACACAACCGAGGGCCGTGGTTT